CATTAATACTGTGGCACTTGAGATACTGAGGAGTGAGAAATGACCTTCACGCTTTAAGCAACCAGGTTACTCAGCATCCTTCGCAGAATAAACCTTGAGGTCGCAATCTCCACTAAAGCACTGGTACTCTAGATTGAATATGCCATCCAATACACCTTGTCGAATATCATCTGGCAAATAATTTGTACAGCCTTGCGTCTTATACTCGCCAACTTCGAGAAGCCCGCTTGTTGTTGTCATGCAACGAGAAGCCATATCGTTCTCCGTGGGCTGGATAATACGACTACTACAACCAGCCAAAAGAAGGGGTATCAAACTAATCAGTAATATTTTCATCTTCATCTTCATCCTCTTGGTTTATTTTCTTTTCAATGTCTGTTTCGAGCTCATTACCACTACCCGCAGCATTTATCTCTGCTTGGACAGTTACCTGGCTACCTTCATAAGCTTCGATGCTTATGCACCCCACCATACAGAAGGTTAAGCCTATCATGGCAACGATTATAAGCTCTCTTATTGCGGTGTAACTCATACACTAATGACTTCAGCCACTGTAGTAGCGGCGCTCACCTCTTCGTGCAGTACGTCGTTAGCATCCAAGACATCAGTGTTGCCGCGCATTACCTCTTTAAACACCTTGTTTAAATCTCCGCGAGTATGTTCTCTACGTGCTTGTGAGCCTACGTCTGGAATACCGTCAGTTACAGTCATGTTATTCAACTTATACTTTGGCGCGTTCTCCGCCGTGGCTAATTGCTCCACTCGGGATAGCTCTTCAACCCCTGCCACATCACTGGCGTAGAAGTAAGCTTCGTTGCCCAGTGCAATGATGTATCCAGCACCTGCTTCCCTCTTAGCTCGTTGGTCTAACTCTCCATACTTTATGTTCTTCGCGGAGTCCAGAGTAGTGTCGGAGTAGGTTATTGTCTCCTCTACCTGATCGTTATTCTCCACGTATATAAAGGCAAGCTGGCTTACAGAATAAGAACCCTTGTTCTCTCCTTGGCTCGGTTGCTGGACGCCCTCGTACACGTTAGGGTGGGCTAATGCGTTGCCCATGACCCCTGCCTTACGAAGCTGGTTTTGTGTTTTAGGCGTTGCTACACCTTCTTCTACCCAATATAAACCCATCTTAATTCTCCTATTATCGTGCGAGTGATAAATCGTTGTGTTCTGCGAACGCCATATATAAATAGCTATGCCCAGGCGCATTTATTTGTGCTTCCGTCGTTCTTATCTTGAACCCGTTGGAGGCGATATCGATTAAATACAGTGCTGAATCAATTTCGGCTGACGTAGAGTATGGAAAAAGCACTTTGGTTGCTGGATTGAATGTGTTCCGCTTCGTGTCCCATATAAACCAACTCCCGCCTGGCCCACTAATTAATTTAATAATAATAAATGCTGGCCGCATGCCACAATTAATAAATGGCCCATCAATTACGCCGTTTGCCTGGTAAACCCCCATAGAGGAAAGCCCTTGTATAGGGGCAAATACCCACGCTGTCATTTCATTGTACAGCGCGCTTGTAAATCCTGACCCTGGTGTGAACACTGACGCATTCGGCGCATTAGTAAAAACCCCAGCCGACGGTATAGGATCGTTGGTTGTGTTGAAGAGCATATATTTACCAGCACCATTATGCTGGTCATATACCGGCCAGCCTAAAACAGTGTCCACCGGTTTTTGTATGATTATGTATGGTTTCGCTCCTAGCCCATGCCCTACCGTATCTGACGATACACCAACATCCCACGACACTACACTGAAACCCGCCGCGACATTAGCGCTAACAATAGACTGCGCCGTTCCGTCGTTATTAACGATACCAGTGCCACCGCCCTTCCAGTTCCATGACGCAATTCTGCCACCCGCCCGATTGAAAGCGATATCTGCTCCTACCGTGAACCCGTTAGGATCAAATGATGACAAACTGCTTAGTGATGTGGCTTCTATAGCATCACTGTCTGTTGATAAGAAATTGGTTGCCTCGCGTATGGCGTCGAATACGCCATAACTAAACGTTTCATCCCTGTTCTTTAACAAAGTTAAATCTGGCTGAAAGTCTAGTGTATCAACTGATAACGTTGCGCCGTTGCCCGTATATATTTCAGGCGCAAAGTGATCTGACGGTTTTGCTATTGCGTGGGTATCGCGGATGTTGTTGGCTGATAGTTCATCGAACCCAGCCTGTGGGATGTATTGCCAGAATTCACTGTCAAAGGCACAATCAATCCTGCCCTGGCCTGTTGAATATACACTAACTACAGGGTAATAAATGCCTACAGGAAGCCCCGATACCGCCACGCCTTGACTTACATTATTCTTATAAAATTCAAGTGTCCCAGAATCCAGATCAATTTCAACACCAATATAATCCCCGTCACTGTAACTTGCGCCATACGCGGCAGCGACACCGTTATTGTATAAGTCCCCATCCGATGCATTATACCCCCAAGAATTCTGGGTAACTCCGGCATATGTAATGTCTGGCATGGCACTAAAGTAATCATAAGCTATGCCGACCATTACAAATGGCGCCGCGTCAGTAACCAAGCATTCCCAATACCATTTACCCGCACTAACGCCAAATGTTGCGGCGGCTGATCGCCATGTACTGGCCCCATTATGCACGACCGTACGATTGCCATTAAAAATAGTGACGCCTGATGACGCATTTAATACATTCAATACGCACTGGTTGTCCGTCGGTGTGTCTGTCTCCTGGGTTGGTGTTCCCACCTCTGTAAATAAATCTGAATCAGACACACTGTCATATCCAAGGTTGGTGTCATTAAACGGGAGGTGGAATCCGTTAGTACCATAAGTACCGGCGTATTCAATCGGCACCCAGACTCCGTCGGAATTAAACTCACCAAAGTCTGTAGGTAATTTCGACTGCCCATCAATGTGATGTACATCCGATATATATTCATTACCGTAGTAGGATGCACCGGTGGCAATCTTACCTCCACCTACTAGTGAAGGCGCAGCAGCCGTCCACCATGCGTCACCATGTGGCATATCATTTAGAGATGGATACTTTGTGGTGCTAAAGTCCAGAACTTCTACTCCATTCAGCCAGATACGCACCCGGTCAGTTGATGTGCCTTGCGCGGTGTCCCATAAGAAAACAATATGGTAGTGTGCAGCAGGGTCACGCAGCAACATTGTTGATTCTAATCTTGAGGTGGTACTGCCACTTGAATTCCTGTTTTTATAAGTTAGCCTGTCATTGTTATCTATACCAATCCACATGGCAGCATCAGTGCCAAGATCAGACCCGAACAGTAAGTTATAGATGCCAAAGGCATTAGGTTTTAACCAACCAGAACTGGTGAACAATACCGCGCTATCTGCGGCACCGGCAGGTGTGCTGGTTAAATAGTTGGCGTTGGAATCCAACATCATAGAATTGCTTATTGGGTACGGATAGAACTGCCCGCCCACAGCGGATGGGCTGAATGGTTTTTTAAGTAACATCGACTATCTCCAGGTAAGATGCGCTTCCGATTCGCGTTATACGAAATAAACTGACTGCGTTGGCTGCAGATTTATATGTTCCGGACAAGAGGGTGTAGGCGCTAACAGTAATAGCATACCCACCTACAGCATCGTTTGTTACGCGAATCTCCATGTAGCCATTGCCAGTAGGTGCTGCCAAAGTAAAGGAGCCGTCTACTGTTAACGTCTTTTGGCAGACAGCAGTTATGTCAGGGACAATAGTTCCCGTTCCAGAATTGCCCATGACTTCCACGTTAGTGGTGTAACCTACGGCTAGATTAGCAGTTACATCACTGCTTAGATTAGCCTCTGTGAGCTTTTCCCATTGAATACCACTATAGACAAGCGTTATAGACTTAGGCGAATCTAAGCTGTAAGAGGCAGCTCCTTCGATGTTGTGGCCGTTACCGCCAATTATCTTCGTTCCATCCCACGTAGCATCAATATTTGACACACGAATCTGACTGTTCACAATGGGTGCAGCGGGAAGCGTAACATTGAAATTACCAATAAGAATGTTCTCTCTATCCAGAGCAGCATGATCCGCAATAGGAAAAACCCACATAGGCTCACTAGAAGATTGCCATTCGACAGAGTCATACCACATCAGCTTTAATGTTGAGCTATTAAGCCACAACTCGCCTATGCCTGGAGTAGAGGGTGGTGTGGGACTAACACTGATAGGCTGCGTAGCAAACCCCGGTGTCAATACACCAGTGACCGAATTGAAAGTATACATCAGTACATCTTGCACACCATCGAAAAAGTAAACAGGAATAGACTCTGGTGGTGCGGAGGAGTCTACCCAGTAAGTGCCTAACACGGCATAAGCTGGTCTTGCTACTCCGGAATTTCCAGAAGTAGTAGCAGACGTCAGTCTGTTGATGATATCTGCTAAGTCTGTACCTGAGGTACTGTTTGGGTTGATGCTGTCATCACCCGGGTTATATTGTGCCATTAGACTATGAGCCTCCGTAAGTTATTCATCTGAGCAGCACCCCTACTAACGGGAGCTATAAGTTCTGGAGCTAGTCTACCAAAGCCCTTTGCCATCCAGTCAAAAGTTCTTTCAACAGGCGTATCTGTACTGTCGAAAAAGTTAATGTCAAAACCAATGTTCATCTGGTTAGTGATAACGTAGTAATCGCCTTGTTGCGCCGTATCCTGTGTAATCTGTAACGCAGGCCTATCTCTATAAGCAGGGTCGTAGAACACAGTTAAGCCAAGAGACGGACATACAATATCGTTCTCTCCATCTACCCTACCGGATAAATTAACGTCTACCCATGCGTCATCAATAACTACTGTAACGTCTTCCTTGAAAGTCTTAGCCGCTATACGAAATTGGAATAGCTGTCCTGTAAAGTCTGCAGCGTAGAATGGAACCCATTCAGTCCAGTCCGTAGACCCACCGTGCGAGATAGGGTTAATGTCTGCCATTACTACCCAATCAGCGAGGACAGATATGTTGTCCGTAAATCTAACTTCCATCCAAGCGTCCCAATCTCTAGCGACAACGTCTCCTGCTATAGGATCAATATCGGACATTGGACCCCAGAATGAAATCCATCGGGGCGTTCCGTCTCCGTGTGCTTGCAGGTAAGAGATACACCGAACAACGTAGATGTCCCCTAAGTCCACAATATCAGCGAACTCGTAAAATCCAAAAGGATAATAAGTAGTATCTGTTAGTGCGGATATTTGTATTCTATCTGTTCCGTAAGGCTCCATCTGATCGAAGTTACCAGGCCACATTGGCTTATCTCTGGCTGTGTCATACACTTGCAGGTTAACTAATCCAGGTATTGACGTTTTAGCAGAAGCGAATGAACCAGACTCATGGTTACTTGTGTCGACCGTCTTAACAAAGTAAGTACCAACACGAGCATTGACGGTTACGGTGTTACTCGTCCACGCCACTATTGGAACTAACACGGTGGCGTGGTCCCATTCCGTAGCACTTACATCAGGGTCATAGCGAATAACGTAACCAGCAACATCTGGATCACTAACAAAGTTCCACGACAAAACGATAGTCTCGCTTACCACATCTAAGTCTAATATGGCTGGAGCACTCGGGCTAAGCCTATCCCCTTGCGCTGTCATACAGCTTATATTTGCACCTTCGACAGGTAAATGTCTACCTGAGTAGCTGGAAGCAACAATAGCGTAACAGAACTCTTTACCTACTACAGAAGATAAAGTTCCTGTACCTTCTGGGTCTGGAGAGTACAGAAATTGAGTTTCTTTTACATCAGTAGCAATTCTTCTCCACTCTAAGGCATCAGCATCATAAGTGTATACTTCGTAAAAGGAGGGCTGTATCCCGACAGGTGAATCCCAAGACATCTGAAAATTCACAACAGGCAAGTGGTTAATGTACGTAATGACCTCTTCAACCTGCTGTATATCAACGTATTCAGGTATAAGCTCCGTAGTAGGTGTTGTTACCTTTGGGTCCCACGGTGGTATGGTGCCCGTATCTGCATCATGTATTTCTGGAGCTTCTGGCACCATAGTTATTTTAGCAGCTAAATCCGTCATTGGCTGAACTGACGATAATAGATAGTTAGCTGTAACGTTCTCTCTTTGGCCAGTAACAACTAAATCGCCAACTTTAACATTTGCTGGAATAGCTTCAGATAGTAGCATCTCAAAATCGCTGACCCAGAGGTAATCCAAACTAAGGATAGTAGATTGGTCTGTTCTTACAGCGCAAACTAAGTCTGAGCCAGGAGATACTAACTCGTCTAACGTCAGGACGTTGCCAGATATCTGTCTTATCCTACCAGGTACTCCTCCTACTTTAGGAACATCATACTGAACTTGAACTAGATCGCCACGCGTAGCAATAATGTTTTCAATGTCTGTTTGCAGAGAGAATTTTTCTTGGCGAAGAATGCCTTCAGCCAAGAAATAGCGTCCGTGCTTCCATGCTAGGTCGGAGTCAGTAATGCCAAATAAGGATAAATCTTCCCTGTTAACTGAGTTAGATTCGTCTTTGCCATCTGCGTATACTAGTCTTTCGGCTTCTTGCCATTCAGATAAAGGGTCGACAAACTTAGTATGAATAACATCTGGAGAATCAATAAAGCTACGGATAGATTCAAACTTGTCAGAGTTACGAGGAGTGAAAAGCTGAACAGGCGCTACTCGCTGCTCTTCCCAAATGATGCCGTATTTGCCATCAATAATGGAAGGTGAACCTCTACCTGAGCTAAGTATGTTACGCATCAGTTCCCAATTAGTTGTTGCGCCAGTTTGTATAAAGGAACACGTGTATCCGTTAAGATCGCAGTAGTCAGCAAAACCCTTAATGCTTTCTAAATGCAGTCTATCGTAAGTTAGAGGACGGCCGTTAGCAGAACCTGTTAGAACATCGGTGTAAATCCAAGCAGGATTAGTCGTCTCTTCGTCATTCCAATCAACGCCATTATATACTGCCAATACTGAAGTGCCTACCGAGCTCAAGGTATCTACTACGCCACTTAACTGATCTGTAGCTTGAATTCTCAACTCTAATACTGTTTGTGGAACATCTATGGTTATAGGCGCTCTGTAGGCGGCAGATTTTAGAGCTCTTAACGTGGTATCATACAAAGCAGATTTGGATGTAGAGTCATAAGCCGAAGTACGAATGAATTCTATCTCCCACTTATCACTAGAAGGGAACCACACTGTTATGCCTAACGTGAAAGGTTTATTAGTGGATGCCCGGATAGAGAATGCTGGGTTGTTGGGTATGTCACCACGATAAGATGTGTACTGTTTCTCTATAACCCTTTCCTTCTGCTCACAATTACCGCCAGGTTCCTGATAAGAGCAGCGTGTAACAACCACCTCTGCCGCTACCAATGCGGGTTGTTCAAGTGCCCTATCGAGATTAACAATAGCACCAGCACTCGCCGTATTCTGTGCTATATAAACGCGTCCTGCTATGGTTAAGCTATTGCCAACGTACACGGTACCAGCATTAATACGGATTGCTGAACCCTTTGCATAGTAACTATAAAGGGGAACCTTTTGTAGTGATTCCTGCCCTTCCCAAGGTAGATAACCGTACCCTTTCTGTGCTTTATAGCTCTCAGTTATCTCAAAAGTTATTCCAGTGGTGGAGCTGTAGGACACACCTCCCCTACTAAATTCGTGTCTGTTGCTACCTAACGTCTGCCAAGCATCTGCAGTACCCGCCTTTCTGTATTTTAGAGAGAAGCCAACGCTAATGGGCTCGCTGTTCGCCGTTTCTTGGTTAATGTTTCTTAATGCTTTCGGAAAGTTAATGTCCAGTATGGCAAAATCCGTTGCCTCTACTGTCTCTATTAATTGTATGGCGTTCTGGTATAGCAGGATGTTGTAGCTCTGGGTGCTAACATCATCAGGGTAGTATTGTAGAACGTCTCCCTTCTTGAAGTTTTGGTGAATAACATAATCTACAGACTTGAAGTTGACTGCTGGAGTTGCACCAATATAAATGTCACTTAAATTAAGTGGTCCATAACCAAAGTTATATGCTATATGCAAGTATTCAACATCGCCACTAGCTACAACATAACCTTGACAAGCTACATCAGGAAACATCTTGTGCGTGCCGTACAATCTTGGCAAAGATTGGTATTGACGAGCACTGTTAGATTGAGAAGTTATCGTATAACTTGCTTGTGTAGGTGCTACGCTGTTATCAGGCGTATTACCCGCATTTGCTGGAGGAAACAGAGCACCAATAAGAAGGCTTCCCACAACCGAAATACCAAAGCTGACGGCATTAAACAAGAAGCTAGTTGTTGACACAGCAGGACCTAAGATCACACCAGCCAAATAAGGAGCGACAAAGGAGATGGCTATTGCGGCTATCATAGCTAAAGGATTCTTATCATCTCCACCGCCTTCTGGAACGTGGATTATAATTACGTGCGTGTTCTTTTTCGGATATACGTAGTCCCATGAGCTCTTACCGACGTAAAGGCCGCCTACAAAAACAACAAGGTTGTCCTTAAGAAGATCATCGATAGGCATGAGATCAATTATCTCTCCTATACTCTGTTCTCCGCTAACATCACCAAAATATCTAGTTTCTTGTTGAAACGGAGAAGGACGGAATTGAAGAGCTGTAGATTCAGATGTAGACATAGAATCCCTCCACTCTATGTTGCCATTTCAACCCGTAAACGGGTTCAATAGCAGAATTGTGTCCTTTTAAACTGTGTAGCATATGAGTAGGACTAATCATGATTCCAACATGCTTTCCATTACCCGTTATTTTCAGTAATACAACGGCGCCTTCAATAGCGTCTTTTATGCTAACCCATCGGTCATTCATTAATCCATTGTCTTTAAGCGTTTGACTCGCGTCTTTAGCTGAATCGTAAGTGTCACTAAGACTAGGCAAGCTAATATTGAAAGTATCAGCATACACCATACGAACAAGGCCATAGCAATCAACACCTTCTTCATCGCGCCCTTTATCAACATAAGGTATGCCAACATATTTTTTTACCCAGTTAGGAATCAAAATAGACCCTGCCATGAAGAAGGTGAATACTCCCTATTTGGGAACCTTTGGTTAAGTTGATCTTCGACAGTAACAGAGGCAAGTATGCTGTGTGCATCGTACTTAATTTCTCTCATTGTCATATCAGGCAATGACATTTCTACAACATCTTGGACGCTAGCCAAGACGAACTCTATTAACACGGACGGAGCACTGACTAGAGTTCGTATTACTTTTATTAGCGTTAAATCCACGTTATCTATCTGCAATCCTAGTGAAGGAAAGCTAGTTCCGTCATCTATAGGAAGAGTAACTTGGAATGGGTAGGCTATGTAAGCGTTCCCTCTGCTGGTATGGTCAACTAGATCGTTAACAACTCTAATTGGCTCATCTAAATCTTGGTGTGTAATAGTAAGAAGCATTAGGAATACTTCACCAGTCTCTTCAGCTGTTAATGCGGTTAGAGCTGTGGTTGATAAATTACGCACCAGGAATCTCAACTAGAGTTATCTTAGCTAACAATATAACTCCTCCTAAAGGAGTATATTCTGGTTGGCTGTTAAACTTAAACACGATTGGAGTCTGTTCTATAGGTCTTACCCAATTAAAAGACTTAACACCTTGTTCCAATTCAACATTGTAAAAGTTGTCCATGATTTCTTTTTGATAATGTGTGATCCAAATATTGCCGTCAAACAGTCCAGTAGGAAGAGTAAACCTTAAGCGTCGCTTATCAGGACCAGTGGCCATTTTCGACTTGATCATACTTTTAGGGTCAGTAGTTTCCTTAAAACCGTTAACCAAAAGATATTGTGGTAGACTAGCAGGCCAAGTATCAGTAGCCATTACACGAATCCTCTCCGTCTCATTCCAAAAGCACTTCCAAAAGCAGAGTCTAATCTGCCGGCGCCAATGGCGTCTCTAACTGAATTCTCAATCATAATATTAATTTGACGATCATTTCCTGAGCTCGTTTCTTGAACGGTGGTCTCGGCTGAAGAATTGTTTATTACATTAACAGTAACATTTGAAGAGCCTGGCATAGTAGCTGTTGCTGTAGAAGCAGTTCCACCAGGTAACCTACCATTAGGCACTATGTTTCCTGAGCTACCTGGAACAAAAAGCTCAGGGCCTTCTTCACCAACTATATAAGGACTGTTTTTAGAAACTGGTCCTCCTTCAGCTTTGAATAAATTTCCAAACCAATTACCAAAACCACTAAGAAGGTCTCCTAATCCTCCGCCACTTGATCCTGTACCAGATGTCTGCACGCTCTTTATAGAAGTAACTATCGAGTTAGCAAGTTCTTTGGCGATAAGTTCGTGAAATACAATTTCTGCTATGCTTTCAAGAGCTTCGGTAACTAATTCTTTAAATCCCTTTTTAGCTCCAGTAACAAAGTCCATAAAAGCATTAGTTAAGTTATTTGCAACAGAATCTTCAATTTTCTTAGATACCTTATCCCATGCTGTTTCAACAGCTTCAGCTGTTTGAACTGAACTCTGTCCGACAGCTTTAGTAGTCTTGCCAAACTCTAATTGTGCTTGGTTTGCTTCTTTAAAAGCTTTGGCACCTTTATTTAGCGTGTTAAACAAAGCTTCATACTGTAGCATTGCAGCATTTATTTCTTCTGTTGTTCCAGTTTGAATAAGAGAATTCATGTCAACAAAATTGCTGCCAACATTTTTAAGATCATCGAATAGAGTAACATATGCTTCACCGACACCTTGCAATCCCGTTGTAATCTCTTGATAATAAGCTTTCTGTTTCACTTTTGATTCAGCAAGAGCGTCGTCTGAAGATTGTAGTATCCCCAAATTAGTATCGGCAATACTTCTTAGTTTATCAGCAAACTCAGGTTTACTCATGGCATCAGCAGCTTCAGCTCCCCAACGCATTAATTCTCTAATTGGAGCAATCATTTTGTCAATAGACTTAGCAACAATGTTACCTAGCTCAAGAAAAGCTCCTTTAACTGATTCTACTAAGAGATTTACTGCGGCTCCTGTTGCTTTCAACGCGTTATGAATAACGGTCATGTTTGTTACCATGAAAGCATGCGCAGCTTCAAGAATGGCTGTTACTGCATTCTGAACTTGAGCAAAAGCTGACTTCACAATGTTCGGTAAGTTCATAAATACGAAAGCAGCAAGTTTGCCAAAAGCAAGTAACTTTTCTCCTAGGTAATCGAGCATCATACCTGCGCTATCACCGGTTGATGTCATAGAAGAATTAAGAGCGTCGACAAACGGTTGTATGTATATAATCGCCGCTTCAAAAGCTGTCTTAAACATCAAAGGTATTGAATCAATTATTGTTGCTACGTTTATCATAGCAGCTTCGAACGAGTCTATGAAGTCGATAGACGGATTTTGAGTAAATGCGCGCATTAATCTTAAGAATGCATTAGTGACAATAATTATTCCGTCGCTCATAGCCATCATAGTTAGAGTTAAGTCGTTCTTCAGCCTTTCTAATTCTCTGCGAGGTAACTTTAGAGCGGTCGCTAATCCTGGGCCGTAAGCTTTTCTTAGTTCTGCTGGAAAATTCTTTAGTAGTTCTTTGGCTGTTACTTTGCCTTGTTCCAGCATCTTGTCCAATTCAGCGGTACTAACTTTCATAGCTTTAGCAGCCAGTTCAAAAGCTCCTTGTAGGTGCTCGCCTAACTGACCTCTTAATTCTTCAGCTTGGACCTTGCCTTTTGACATCATCTGATAGACGGCTCGTAAAGCGCCTTCAAGCTGTCTAGTATTCATGCCAGCGACAGCACCTGCTTCAGCAATACTGGAGAAGGTTTCTTGAATCTTCTCAGAAGAAAAGCCTGTAAGACGGCCAGCAACAAACAGTTTCTTATAGGAATCTGATAGCTCGCCAATATTAAAACCTAACCGACTAGATTCACTTACGAGGTACTCCATTTGCTGTCCAGCTTCTATAGAGTTTGACGAAAAAGCACCGAACACATTCTGTAAAGCTTTAAAGTCATTAGCAGTATTGAAAACTACACCAGACAATCTTTGGCCAAAAAGAATGCTGAGGTGCGTTAGCAGACCGCTAGCTGCGCGCTTAATTGTGGTGAAAGCTGATCCGAATACTCTGCCTACTTGTTTCATTGAAGCAGTGAACTGATTAGACACCAGACGAGAAGACTTCGTCATAGAAGAATTTAAGTTGCTTACGAACCGCTTAGTCTGGCTTTCAGCCTGAGACGTGTCAACTGTGATTTTAATTTCTGGACCTTGTATTGCCATTTTTCTTCTTCCTGTTGATTTCTTCGTTTTTGAGTTTTACAAACCTAACATCTAAATTTGTTAATAACTCTATTCTGTAATCAATCAGCAACTCTCCATAAATAGTAGTGATATAAAGTAGCATTTCAGATATCGGAATCGGATCGACGTATTCACTAACGTTTCTCTGCTTCGATAACTCAACGTAAGTCCTAATTAGCCATAATACCTCAAAATCATTAATTTCTGGTTCTTCATCGAGAGGAGTTCTCCTTCCCATGCTTTGTAAACCTTCAAAGAAGAATCTTCTTGTTCCATAAAGGTCACTCCACTCTAGGAAGGTGAAGGCTCCCCCGCTACTCTCTCAACCTCTTCTCTGTAATAATTTGCAGCTTCGTCAGCAAACTCAAGGACAAAATTCCTTGCATCAATATCATTCTTAAGTAACCAATATGCGTTGTCAATACTGAAAGGAAGTTCTTCACCATCAATAACGAAGTCTTGCCAATCTAACAAAAGATACTTAGACAAAGCTTTACAGACTGTGTTAGTCATTTCCTCTGTCGGTACGTCAAGCTGATTCATTTTCGTCTTCATAGACTTTGAACCAAGTATCAGTGCGTTCATGTACGCAGGTTTAGTTGTGCGAGCAATTAACAATCGAACTCCTTGATAATTAGTCCACGTACCCTCCAATTCTTTTATACCGTCTGTTGGAGTAATCTTAATATTTTTTAAATTAGTCATAAATATATCCCGGTTTTAGACCTGGTGTGCCTGGTTTATCCCTGGTTGACCGCTATTAAATTTTTTATATAGACATATATAAAATTTAATAGCGGTTAATAGAGGGCACCTGAGGCACACGTTATTGTTAATCCATAAAGGAGAAAGACACAACCTTATCAAGATCGGCGTCTCTTAATCCTCTGTAAGTTCCGCTAGCCATAAAGAAGCTGTCCTTTCCATCAATTGGAGATTCTAGCGTCTCAAACTTGCACTTTGGCATGTGGATACCGATCATGTGACCGTCTGAATCCTGGAATACTAAGTCAAGCTCGAAAGATTGAGCTGTCTTATAGGTTTCATAAATGGTGTAGTCTTCAAAATAAAGACTTATATCGCCAGTCGTTTCAAAAGTGAAGGCAGCTAAGTCAATAGCTCCAAGAGTTCCAATCGCTTTAGCACCTTCAATATTGTTTGTCATCGCAATAGTTAACGATTCGTAATTGGCAGACACTAAACTACCAGCACTGATTTTAGATACTGAAGAAACGGCGTTCATTATCTTGTAGTCAGGCGTATCAACGTATGTTGAACCTACGATCTCGACTTCAGTGATCTCTTCATTTAGACCGACAAGTCCCATTGTAGCCGTAAGAATTGAACCGACTTCAACATTGATATCGAATGTGTTGATCTGCAAACCACGATAGTAAAAATAAGTAGTCGCAGCTAAACCTTCAACTCGCTTTAAGAAGGAGTAGCTGTCAACGTTACTTTCACCGTTAAGAACCGTGGTGCTGTCCATTGTGATAGGGGCTCCTAACACTTCGGTGACGAGAACCTCAGCAACAACGATCTTTACGCTGGTAACCGTTACGACGCGGTGTGGACCGTTATTTTCAGCGCTAGTAAAACCAGCTACTTTGATATAGATGCCAGGTATAACTCCATCAAGCAAAAAATCTCCAGCAACTGTGTTGTATGAGTTATCAAGGTCACTCGCATCGATGTCAGATTCTGACACAGCTACGATAATAGCTTCAGTACGCAATAGCGAAGTAATCATTGGTTGATAAGCTTCATACGAAAGCTCGAGGTCAATATCACCATTGATATTTTCATCAACCAATACCAAGTCATCAACCATACGATCTGATCGAATAACTTCTGATACTGCTGTTTCTGTTTCTCCCATGGGAGCGCCACCAGTAGTTGGCAGCAGTTGAAAAGCTGGAGTTACAGGAGTCTCACCTGGGGTTACTTCTTCGATATAACCAATCGAAGTAAGGTTTGTAGACGTAATAGACATTGTATTGTCCTCTCTTTAATTGACTGATTCAAAGGGTATTTTGGCATTTACTACATAAAGGTTGCTGTTTTCAGGGTCAGGACCAACAACCACTGTAGTACCCGCATAGGTAAAGATCGCATTTAACGACAAATTCTGCATAAAATCAATAGCTTTCTGAGCCAAAGAGAAAGCTTGTGCAGAGCCTTTATTTATTTCGGCGAACGCAGTAATAATGACATTACCAGAATACTTCTGTCTGGCAGTGCCTACTACAGCGTTTTCTGTATCAAAGAATATTATTCCAAAACGTACGTATTCTTCTTCTGAGCCAGCTAAGAACGGCGTGTTAGGCCACTCAACAGGCGTAAAACCAGCCCATTTAGTATTGAAATCTGACATCAAGTCTGTCATAATAGTTTCATGACTCACTGGTATCTCCTAGACACAGCAGCTACAGTCGCATCAATAAAGCCTGAAGCAGCTTGACTAGACCAGCCTTCGTTCAAGTATACCATATACGGAACAGAGTTAAATAATACCGCGCTTAAGCCGGCGTCCATAAACTTTAAATTAGGAGGAGCAGGAAATCCGTATTTCTTTCTTGGAAGCTTTTTAGGAATACCACCTTCTGGTAGAACTTGCCATGACGCACGCGCAGTACCAGTATCAACAGGAGTCGCAGCAGCCAAAGAGAAGAATAAGTCTTTCGTAAACTTCTGGGCTATATTAC